TGTAGAATGCTTTTGATGAACCACTTCTATATTTTCATACCGTTTGTGTATCTGTGATATAATATAATCTGCTACGCATTTGTGACCTTCTTCAGTTTCATGCTCACAGGGTGTTTTAGCCAAATGTTCTGTTACAGCATTAAAATTTTTCAACTTTCCTGGATGAGTCTGTATAGTTGCTTTAACATGAAAAAAGTTTTTATCAAACCATTCGATTGTTTTGCCAATGGTTTGTGGCATATAGTCTGTATGAAAATGATTTACATTGTGTGCATCTAACATATTGTTAATAGCAAACCATTGCTGAAATTTTTCAAGTTCAAATAAGCAATAACCGTAATCGTCTGTTTGTAGTAGTGCTTCTTTCATTAATAGGGATCCGGTTTCATCACTACCGTCAATCAATCGATAATGTTGCTCGGGGCCGCCCCATTTATCTGTTGCATGATAGATTTCACGCCTAGCACTTTGTGTATAAGCATGAATATAAAACGGATGATTATCATTACTCAAATCATGCAAAAAGTAATTCATTGTTTTACGAAAAATTGCTTGATTACCTTGCCCGGGAAAAGCAAGATTAATTAATGGTACACCCAATTCTTTTGCTACTAACGCAGGCCAACCATCTTTAGTAGGATTGTCTATGCCGTGTCCATATGTATAACTACAGCCATTAACGACTAAGTGTGATATTTTTAAATTCAAATTGTAAAACTCTCTCCGCAACCACAACGTGCTTTCTCTAAAGGATTAATGAATTCAAAACCTTCATTTAGTCCTTGTTTTTGATAGTCTACTGTGATTCCTTCAAGTATAGTGTTAGCCTTAGGATCTATTAATATTGAAAACCCATCGTATTCATTGATTATGTCTTCTTCGTTGATATTATCTGCAAATTCAAGTTTATAAGCATATCCACTACACCCTGTAGTTTCTATACCTATACGGATCCCAACGCCTTTACCGCGTTTTTTTAAATGGGCTTTAATTTTATCTTTTGCGATTTCTGTAACTTCCATACTTGTATTTAATACCTATTCATTGTATTATACAGAAACTATTTTACGTAAACAAGTTATTTGGGACTATGAGTTTTCATAGCAGACTTTGCCATACTAGCAACAGTCTTGTCATTTTGATCTTGTTGTTGAGGTGATTCGGGTTGTTCTGTTCCTTTAAACACAACTTTGTCGCCTTGAATATTTGAAATGATATTTTTCATCAACGGTTTTTCAATCATTGTATACAAGTCTTGTACATCTAAAATAATATCATTCTTTAGAAAGTAATCCAACAACTGATCGACAGAAAAATCATTTGGATCGATTCTTCCGTCGTCAACGTGTTGTTTTAACTGATTAGAAACCGCAATGATTGATGCGGCTCTTGCGTTATCGTCCTCTGGATCGACAAACTCGTATAAACGCATTTGTCTTACCTCTTGGCTCTGCCGACAGGTCCTGTTTCTACATCTACTTGAGTATCGACAACTTCTTCACCACCAGCGGGTGCAGCCGGAGCAGGCATTTCAGCGCCCATTTCAGCACCCATCTCAGCGCCCATCTCAGCACCCATTTCAGGTGCAGCCATTTCTTCGCCGCCTGCATCAACTTCGCCATCAAATGCATCAACTACTTCACCGCCTGTGATGCCAGATAATGCTTGGTCGAGTTGACCTTTGACTGAAGTTAATGATTGCTGAAGTTCTGCTAGTGCTTGACCTGCTGTTTGATCAAATGCTTGTGCTTCGTTAACACCGATTTCGGTTTGTACACTATCAACTAATGCAGGCATTTCTTTAACAACCATGTCAGACACTTCTTCTAACATTTTTTGTACAGAATCTACCATATCCTGTGCGGCCAAAATAACTTGTGACTTGTTGACTTCTTCGTTTTCAACAATAACATTGGCTTTTGGAGTAGGTGCCACTTTGTAATGCTCTTTAAGTGCTTCTTCCATGAATACTAATTTCATGTACTGAGGGTATTGTTCCCCAAAGTCTTTTGCATCACGTGCTTCAGACATAAGTGATTGCACTTTATTCAGCATACCTTGAGTTTGAACTTTAGTTAATTGGTTAACTTTAAAGTCTACCTCAAAATTTTCTTTCAATGCTCTTTTGGCATGATCTTTTGGTGTTAAATCGTTAAGTTTCATAATATGTTCCTAATGTACAATATCGGATATAAGTATTTATCATCGCACTGTATTTTTTGCGTCCTTTTTTCTTGCTTTAAGGAACGCTTCATACATGCTACGTTGATGACTTTTAGACTTATTTATGTAATAATCCATGTCTTCAATTAATTGTTTTTTACGTAAATAATCTGTTTGCAATTTAGTAAGAGAAATCATTTTAGTGTCGGTATCTTTACCGGTTCGAGACATTCTATCGTGGATTTTAATTTCTAAATTAACCGTGTCTAACTTAGCATCCAGCATTGCTAATTTTTTTGCTTGATCGCCAAGACCTTGATTGTGTAACACTACATAAGATACCGCAGTTTTTACATTATTAAACAGGTTGATATTTTGATCATCGTCTGAACTCCAGTGAACACGAAAGTAACCGTCAGGTGTTTTGCGAATTCTGTACTTGTCAAATAACAATAAATCTTTGTTATGGTGACGTATGTAAACGTTACGCAAACCCTTGATAAGTTCATCTTTAAGTAAAGACTTTAATTTTTCTTTGTAGTTAGTATCCATATTATTTTATCCGTTTAAAGTATATATTCCGTAATTCAGGGGTCGTATCTAAAAAATTAGGTAACTCAATTGCTTCAGTCCCACAAGTTAGCATGGGAACTTCATGGCAATCTTGTGTTAAATAACCCAACGAATCAGTTTCATTATCGTACACAGATAATTGACTTACTGTGAACTCAAACTTCCAATACCAAATATTAGTATCATTGTTTATTAAAAAACCAAAGTCGTGTTTTAGTTTATTTGCAGAAGTGCTATATTTTTTATGTGGATATTTTCGTATTTCTGGATTTGCTCTTAAACCAATACATTGTAATATAGTGTCAAAATTGGCTTGGCTGTTTCTTTGTTGTGTCCAAAGGTGAATGTCGTCTCCAACAGGTTTGTTTCTGTTAAGAACGTTGGTTTGTGTTATGTCAAATAATGTATAACATGCAATACGATCACTCATCTTATTATTTAGTAGGCATAAAAAAGCCGAGAATAAATCTCGGCTTCTTTAATCAAAAACTAAAATTAGTTAGTGAATGTTGCTGATGCTGTTACAGTTGAAGTACCGGCTGTAGCAGTGTCAATAGCGGCTGCTAGAGTAGTAGCGTCCCAAGCACCTGTTGGGTATACGGCAACTGCTAATGTATCAGTTGTTGTATCGGTGAACTCGTAAATGTAAACAATAGCGTTTTGCTGAATTGTTAACATAGCGATGTTTGCAAGTGTTGTATTAGCCGCAATGTCTGCTAACTCAATTGTAAAGAAGTCGAGTTTTGGACCTTGTGGTTGAACAGTGGCTGCTGATTGAACAGCGTTAACACCAGGATTGGTGTAGCCAGTTGCATCTAAACGTAATACGGGATAAAAATCACCATTTGCTCTTGTAAATTGTGCCATTTTAATATTCCTTTCTAAATTTTAAAGAGTACGTTCCGTACCCTATCATAGTTTGTTGACTCTGAACCATTCAGGGTCATACTATTATTTAGTCCTGGTTACAAAAAAATATGGCTTTGGTTACCTAGTAATAACTAATCTGATGTTGCCGTTTAAGAAGTTATTTATCCGTGTCAAATCTATATCAATCACATCTAACTTATATGGAAAATTGTCAAGTTGCTTACGTACCCATGTTTCTAAGAACGTGCCCTGGCTCAGGGGCGACCATTTATTATTTTCACTAACTTTTTCTATCCATTCTAGCATTCTTGCTACATTAAGTGCTAAAAACCCCGTACAACCCGGCTTAAGCATCAATGCAAACTTTTCACATACCTCTCTTATATTATGTATGGGCACAAAATGCAATGCATTTATACTAAAAACTGCCTCATAACAAGATTGATGTTCTTCATAAAATTTATCATCTACTATTTCTTTTATATCTGATTCGTCAATATAAGGATCTATGCCTATTAGATTTTTAAAAAACGGCTTAAAAAAATTATATCCGCATCCTAAATCATATACTGTAGCATTTTGATTAATATACTTTAAGTAATAAAACGGCATTGCACTAATTATATTATGATCAAGCAATAACTGATTTCTAGTATCAAGTCCTTTTCTTGGTTGCGTGTCCGCGGCCCAAGGGTGTGGTCCGTAATAGATAGTTGCGTTCGGATACAAGTCTTTAATTATTTTATAGTATTCAGTTGTGGGGAATTCTTCTTTAAATAATGCTTCATTGTATGCATTTATATTATCCATACTGAATTACTTTGCGGCTAGATTTTGGCGTGAAAAGCCCATACGATTGACAAATTTAAGACCATTAGCAACGAATCCTTCATGTGTTTCAGTTCCGTCATCTAAATATCCCTTGACCGGGCTTGACTTGGCCGCATTGTCTAATTGTTCAACGACACTATTTTTAAGATTGTACAATGCGATCCAAATCTTAAACGCACCAATAATGCCATCTTTGTGTGCTTGAAAATGTCTAGTAATTTTATCACGCATTCTATCAGTCATTGGTCGTTGTTCAATATAATCAATAAAATCATTGTAAAGATTTGATAAATCGCCTGATACAATCTTTTTATTAATGTAAGTTGTGAATAGTGACTTAAACGCATTCTCTGCTTGAGGAGCGGTTGTCATTAACATACGTACTGCATCACCGTGTTTGTTAATTTCTGCTTCCGCTGTTTTCTTAAGTTTTTCGTTAATCTTCAGTTTTGGTGTAATGGGCATTTTACTTGGTACAATAGCAACATTAGAAGTATTCTTTAAGTTTCCAATAGTACCATTTAACGACTCAGCATCATCTGTTGTTGTAGCATTTGCAGGAATAAACTGGTGTATTGCAATGCCTGCTTGTTTGCCTGCTAACAAATGACCAATTTCACTTTTAGCATCTACTTTGTATGCGATGCCGTTTGGATTTGCTTTAAACGAGTAAAAACCATCTTGTTCTTTTAACGGTTGACTGAATAATAAGTCTCCCCAATAGTAACCCAATGACCCTCTATCAGATGCTTCAAGCCCTGGCCATACAGCATCAATAATCTTATACAAGTCACCACGATTGACACTACGATTTTCATCATATTTTCTAAATTCTTCAGGTGAAAAAACTTGTCTACCAGTACCGTCTTGCTTATTGAACATATGCTTATCCATGATACTGAATTTACCATCGGCGCCTCGACCAAATATAAGTGCAGGATAACCGTCCCACTTAATAGTTATAGTGCCTGGTTGTTGAATAGTTTGTTCGATTGCTTGAACGGCTTGACGTGCACCTTGTTCATCACCTAAAAAGATTAAATCTTCTGGGTGATCTAAGTGACCTTTTGCTTCTGTGACTACGATTTTGTCTATCTTATCTCGTAAAACAGACAAAGACTCAGAAAGGTTCATATTAACCTCTCTCTGCTAACAACTTTTGTAGTTTGGCTGCTCTCTTTGCAGATTCAGAAACTTGTGCACCTTGTGCTGGTTGAGCAGAAGTATATCCTGCACCACCTAATGTGTTAGGCTTCTCTTGTCCAGTTGTTGCTACTGCGGGTGGTTCGTCAGACTTAACAGGTTTAGTTTGTAAACTCTTAACAAGATCATTGTAAACAACTTGATCAATCTTGTAAAGTTTGTTTAGTTCTGACTTAATACGTTGTGCAATTTGATAACCATTTTCTGCACCACCTGCGGCTTGTGCTTGTGCTGGCTGAGCGGCTTGTGCTTGTCCTTGTGCTTGTGCTTGAGGTTGTGCTTGACCCTGTGCGGCTGGTTGTGCTTGTCCACCAGAGGCTGCACCTGATTGAGCACCTGCGGCATCTTGGGCGCCTGTTGGATTAACACCAACTGCTTTAGAAGCGGCCCATCCACCTTGTGCTAGTTTTTGAAGATTACCAGTGTCAATCTTACCTTTCTTGTTGTTATAAGTATCTTCCATTGCATCGATGATTTGATACAATGCAGGTTTGTTAGTAGTATAATCAACGCCTTGCATATATTGACCAAACCAATCTCTCATAAATTTGCCAAAAGGAACACCTGTTTGTGCTGGTTGCTCGCCTGCTTCCATAATACTTTCAAATATATTATTCATCTTGTAGTAACGTGTTTCTACAATACGATATACTTTTGTTCTGTGTTCTTGTAATACAGTAAAACCTAATTGCTTTAGAGTAAAGCCACATGCTTCTGCAAGTCTGTTCATCCAATATGCTTGCCAACGTGATTCTGCTACATTACCTTTTGGAGCATTAGCAGGGTTGACATTCATTTGCTTGCCACCCTTTAACTTCTGAATAGAAGCCATTGCGAATTTAGGATCGGTATTCTTGTTAAGAATGAATTCTACAGTTTTTAGACCGTTCTCCCATTCGGGAGTACCTTGACGATCCATCATGTAGTTGATCATTTCTTTAGATAGTTCTTGTTTCTGTGCTTGGTCTTGAACCTTAGACATTTGTTGAGAAACGCCCTTCAAGTAATTGTTCATTGCTTGAATTCTAGCGGCTTGTGCTTTACCTGCATCACCTTGTTTTCTAGCGGCTTTAGTAGGAGCGGCAGCCGGTTGTGCTTGATCTTGTGGCTGAGCAGGTGGTTGTTCACCTTGTGGTTGTGGTTGTTCGGGTTCAGCAACGGGTTGTTCTGGTGGAGGAGTTTCTTCTTCGGGTTTGCCGGGCTGGGGAGGAGCAATCAGGCCTGCGGCTTTAGCATTTTCTAATGCAGAAACAGCATCACTAACAAAATCTTTTACAAAAATTTCTTGTGCTAAAATAGTTGCGGCAGATTTACCACCACCAAATGCAGATTTGATTTTACTAGCGGCGGCGCCGCCGATCATGTTTGACAGTCTTAACTCATCAATCTGCTCTGATTCTTTAATATAAATATCATCAATTTTCATTTTTAAACCTGTGTCTTTTTAATGCTTTTTGAAAAGCGAGATTTGTCTCTGCCCCTAATGGCACTTATCAATTTTTTTTCCAGCATTTCAGCCTGACCTTCTTCAAAGTTTTTTTCAATAAACTCAATTAGATTAATAGCACTAGTGATAATATTGTTGCCACGAGATTCCACAATATGTGGAACATCACGGTTATTACCGATTAGTTCTAGTTCTTCCAATAGGCTTCTTGTTTTCTTTTGCATAAGTCCACTTCCCTTTTATATATTTATGCTATTAGGGTTTATTTTAAATTTACTTTTTAAGGCTGTTTAACAACGATTTCAATTTAGTACTTTGTACGTCTGCGTCTACTCGTTTATTTATCGGCTCTACTTGTTCGTGGACTGCTTGATCGACTGCCCCAACTTGGCTAGTTGTCTTAAACTTATCCATAATTTGCTGTGCTGAGGGCTGTGCATTTTGTGACACATTAGATGTGCCAGGGTCTGAAATTCTTAATGTTTCTATATCAAATGCTAGTTCTACTTTCTGTCCTACACCAGAACTGCTACGTGTTTTCATTAACTGAATTTGATATTGTCCACGTTCTCTCATACTACGTGACGTAAAGATACCAAATACGTTATCTGCTGTGTTGATTTTTGAAATACCACCTGAGATATGACTATGATCAAATTCGATTTCTTCTACTGCACTTCTGTTTAACTGTGAGGCTGTAACAAATATCAAATCAAACTCTTTTGCTAAGTTACGTAATTCTTCTGATACATACTTGTCTTTAACAAACAAGTCACTAGGACTTACTTTGGCACTTACTGGCATCAACAAGTCCAAATAGTCAACACACATAAAATCTATCTTCATGCCTGTTTGTATTTGCAATTCTTTAATATATGCTCTAAGATCGTTTACTGTACTTTGTGCTGGCATATACTTGATTCTGAACTTGCCAGATGCCTTTTGTTTCATTTTAACTTTCATTTCAACGTTATCTAAGTCTTTAAACACTTCTTTTGCTTTAGTGTCAGTCAACATAGAATCGATACGCATGGCTGATAGTTCTTCACTCAATTCAAGTGTAATGTACACTCCTGATAAGCCCTGTAACAACCAATTAACTGAAAGATTCTGCATGAACAAAGACTTACCTGAACCAGAACCACCTGCAAAAATTTGCAGTTCTCCTTTGTTGAAACCCCCATAAAGTTTTTGATCTAGTACGGGCCAGCCTGTAGAGTTTTGACCATTGCTTGTTTTAAGGTGCATCAATCTAGCACGTGGATCAGCAAAGTAATCGATACCCATATCACGTTGTAATGAAATTTGAACTGCATCTTTAATTAATTTTTCAACAGGATTATAGTCACCCTTTTCTAATAAGTCTGCTGACTTCATAATTGCACGTTCTAATTCTTGTCTACGTGTAAATGCTTCAAATTCAGATAAGAACCATTCGTAATGTTCATCTTGTAAATCATCCACTGGTTCAATTTCAACACTAGTTGTTGCTTTAATTTGTGTTGGGTCTGGAAGTAATTTATATTTGCTAGAATGTTCCAGCATAAACTCTGCTACAGGTCTTAGTCTGCGATCAAAGTTTTCTGGATTAAAGATATTTGTGATTCGTACAAAAAGTTCTGCGTTTGTAACCATCATACGCAAGAACAATTCTTGCACATCAGCATTGAATTCTTTTAGCAATTTTTTTCCTCATCATTTCGATTTTAATTTTGTTGTTTGTTGCAGACTCTATAATACTTAGTAGAGTTGGCAATCTTCCATATTTAATTAGTGCATCGTTTGCATCTTTAACGCCAGTTCCCCAATTAGGTAAACTAAGTTCAAATCCCAATTCGATTGCTCTATCAATTATATCCAAGCCTGTCTTGTCCTGATCAGGAACAACAATTATACGCTTATCTAATTTTCTAATTATACTTGCTTGTTCGTCACTGATTGTATTATGACACAATGCTAATCCACTTAACGAGATAGCATCAAATATACCTTCAAATACTAAACAAATTTCCCATTCAGGTTTTTGCAAATCAGTACCAAACACATATCCTTTTTGTTGTTGATTAATATACTTAGGTTGCCTGTTATCAATATATCTGGACGTGTGACCCACTATCTTATTTTCATATGTGTAGGGAATAATCAAACGTTGCGCCTGTCTCCCTTCAGCATCAGGTGTCACTAAAAACGGATATGCAGAATGACTAAGTCCTCTCTTTTTAAGATACGTTATAAATGGTTGATGTTTTTTATCGCCCACATAAATTAGATTGCCCTCAGGTCTAGGGCGTTCTTTAAACTTAACAACAGGGTCTTTTTTCTTTTTAGTTATAACTGAGTCTAGCAAATCTCTATGTTGTATTGACTGTAAGTTCCACTTATTGATTTGCTGATCGTCT